CCGGCGCTCGCGGATCGTCTGGCGAAGCTCCCTATCCCGGATCAAAAGCGGATCGCGGCCGGCGAAGGTCTCCCGGTGGTTGTTAAGGAGGGATCGAAGACGACCGTGCAGAAGATCGCTCCGGAGCATCTCGGCCCCATGTGGAAGCAGGTAATCGCGGGGGATCGCGTTCGGAGTGAGTCGGAACAAGCCGCGAAGATTGCTCAGCAAACCGCGATGAAGCCCGCGAAGACCCCCGACAAGATTCTCGGCCGAACCCTCGACATCGAGCGGGAAGTCGTGATGTTCGGGCGGGAAGCCGTTCCCTTCAAGGAACTGATCGAGATGGTGCGAAGAATCAAGTCGCTCCGAAAGTCCGCTCTGGCTCAACAATAAAATTGCTACAATCCCCGCAGTTCACTTGTAGCGATCATGCCGGAAGTGTAGATTCTCAGCTGTGTTCCGTTGGAGCTAACGGAATCGTAATGGTTCGATCCCCCTATTTCCGCCGCGTGTAACGCATGTAGCGGAGATTCAACCTAAGCTGAATAGGAAGGTGAGAGATGGAAGAGCAAGACCAAACCGATGGCGTCAACGAGCGTGATAAAGGCCCGTGGGCGTTCCTGACGCTCGAAGAAGCATGGGCTAAGGCGGATGCGATGAACGAGGGTAAGGTCGGCATCCAGAGGAGGTATCATGTATGGGAAGTGGTGCGTGGAAAAAATAAGGTGTACGCGGTCTCTGACAACGGCAAGCAAAAGGCTTGTGGCCACGCCGCACTGTATTGGGAGATCGTGACCGCGACGAGAATCACCGAGTCCCCCGATCAATGGTTTGTGCGGCAGCGTGTCGCAACAGCTAATGAGGAGGATTTGCGGGACTTCAAGCGGTACCTCGAAGAGAGGCAGAAGCGACGGAAGAAGCGAAGAACAGATTAAACACGTCTGGGAGAGGCTATGAACAAAGCGGTTCGTAAAGTGTTAGATCGTATGACCGACGAGGATTTACGAGCGGCGTACCTCCAGGTCAAAGCCCGCATCCGACAATTGCAACGGAGCAAGACTCCCTGTAAGATCGGCGGGGGGTCCGATCATCCAGGGAGTAAGACCGATGCGATACCAAACGGCGTTGTACGGCCGCACAAGCCGCGACGACGCGAAAAGGCTCACAATTGAGATACAACAAACGGCCTTGCGGTCGTGGAGTACCACCGATCCGCTCGTTGAATCCGTTGTCGATGAATTTTGGGATGCGGACGTGTCGGGGAAACGTCCGCTCTGGGAACGGCCGGCCGGAGCAAGGATGCTCGATGGCATCTCCGCCGGCCGGATAAAATCCGTGGCCGTGGTGTATCTAGATCGGTTCGGGCGGACGTTGCTGGATAGCCTGCAAGCCGCTGCGAGGCTGGAACAGCAAGGCGTCAAGCTGGTCGCGGTGAACGATGGATGGGACGCGAGGAGGGACGACGATCCGCTGTATTTCCATATCCGGGCCGCTATAGCGGAGAGCGAGCATCGGAGGATCAAACGCCGAACTGAAGACGGACGCAAGCGAGCCTCCGAGCGGGACAATGCCCCGCCCGGAGGCTCGCTCATTTTCGGATACCGGATGGGACCGAACGGAGCTTTCCTCATCGATCCCGTGGAGGCCGCAATCGTGCGGCAGGTTTTCAGCTTGGCCGCGAGCGGGGATTCTCACTCAGCAATCCTTGCATGGCTCGAACAGACCGGAGTATCACCGGGTCGCCGTTGGCAGAAGCGGATACCCGGCGCGGACGTGCGGATCGCGTCCCACCACGCTTCCGCCAGCTGGCGACATTCCCGCGTAGGCCAAATCCTCCGATGCCGCGCCTACATCGGGGAACGGACCTACGGAGGGACGGTCTACCCCGTCCCGCCGATCGTCGATAGGGACACTTGGGATCGTGTACAGGAGATTTGCACACGGTATAAAAGGCAACGCGCGCACGGTCCACAGAAGGGATTGCTCTCTGGGTTGCTCCGATGCAGCATGTGCGGTGGAACATATCACTACATGAGCAATAAGACATACGAAGCGAGGTACACATGCACCGGGAGGAGGCAAGGGAGATGCGCCGGAGCAAGGCTCCCGGTGACACCCACCGATGAGACCGTGTGGGGGCTTGTCCGGGAATGGCTATCCGATCCCGCAAGCGTAATCCGGGAAGCATCCGTCGCATGCGGACGAGCGGAGGATTCGCTTGCTGCAATTGAGACCGAGGAAGCACGGATCGCAGGAGCCGTCGAGCGGATCGACGGAGACGTGAAGAATCTTTGGGCGGAGCAAACCTCGCATGGCTGGCCCTTCGCCTGGATCGCGGGGAAGCTGGATGTGTTGAACGGAGAACGAAAACGTCTTCTCGCGGAGCAAGACTCCCTCCGCTCTCGACGCGCGGCGGTGAGTCTCGATAAAGAGTCCATCGCCTCCCTCATGGAGACAATCAAGGCTGGCTCGGAACTCTGGCTCTCCGGCGACGAGACGCGCGCGGAGGTTATCCGCCGACACGTAACCGCAGTAGAGGTCCGACCTAACGGGCATGGGGTCATACACTACGGTATCGGGCTAACTCACTTCCTCGACTTTCCTACTACTTGTAGTACGCAACCAAGCGAAGCGAGCTTTCGGCTACCATTCCGTTTCCTCCCGTGACATTCTAGCCCCTTGCTTCCGCGTGTCCACCGGAGTAGAATCGCTCATCGCCCTCTACTCCGGAGGTATCATGCCCGCATCACCGTTCGCCGAGTTATCCCACCGCGCAACCCCCACGAGGAAGCAACCCGCAGGCCGAAGTGTCTGTATGGCCGTCGCTGGGTTGCTTGCCGCGTTTACGGGGGTGAGCGCGTTGACTACGATCCTCGTTCTCATCCGCGCGGTCCGGTTCGTCGGCTCGGCTCACATGGCCGATGCCGCCGAGTCGGTCGCCTACGCTGGTTGCTACCTCGCAGGAGTATGGGCCGCGATCATCCATCTCCTTCTTGCTCTCGCCGTCGCGTTGACCTTCTTCGCCGTCATCCCATCACGAACCCGATGATTCCGGAGAACTGGTTACGGACTCCGGAGCCGTCGCTATAGAACGTCTGAGTGCCGCTCCCGCCTCCGAACTCCAGCCAAGCGTAGAAGTGCTGTCCGAGGGGGGCGATCTTCTTCAGGAGCAAACTGATCTGATTGATCTGCCCCGCGAGAAAGTTTGACTGTCCGCCCGCTACGTCCGTCAGCATCGGAGAGGAGGTCGAGTCCTCCCCGAACCCCAACCGGACAGCGGAGGCGACGGAGGAACCACCGAGGGCCGCAATCTGTAGGTCAATCGCGTCCTCCTGCACGCCTACCATGATCCCCACCTGATTCGCGGTATTCCCGTTCGCCTGCCTCCATCCGCTCGTACTCCACGTCCACTGTGCGGTGTGATCGATGACGCAAAGCCTTCGCATCACCCGGTTGTAGTAGTTGAAGACAAGCCGGTTCGCGGAGCTATCCTCCGTGATTCCCCCCGATGTCATCCCCACCGTACCTAGATATAGATGGTCATGCGCGCCAGACTTCACGATCACCCCGTCTTGATGGTCGAGGGCGGTTGACCGGGAGGTCGAACTGAGCCATGCGACGGCTTGCAACGTGAGGGAACCGCCGTTGTTCCAGAGGTAAATATCGCAAGGGAAGCCCGTGGCAGGTAACGTGACAGACAAGGGAGAGAAAAAGAATTGCTGCCAGAGTGTACCGTTGTAGAGGCTAACGAGATTACCCTTGTACGGCATGAAATTGACGGAGGTAGCCCCGGTGAAGTCCGTCACGGACACCGGGTTAGCGGCGTCGAGGGAAAGCCTCCCTTGACATATACCTTGGAGCGAGACCGAGGCACCGCCCGTAGACGCAATCGTGATGTTGGTCCCGACCGGCGTTACGGTGATGTTGCTCCCCGCGACGATGGACACCGCTCCCGTCTCGCCATTCAGCGAGGTAACTCCACCACCACCGGAACCGTTGCTCGCGGCGGTGATTAACCCGTGAGAGTCTACCGTAATGTTCGCGGCGGTGTAACTCCCCGCTGAGACCCCGCTCGCGTTTAGAGAGATCGCAGGAGTAGTACCACCACTGGACGCTATCGGGGCTGTCCCGCTCACGGAGGTTACACCACTACCGCCCGTCGCGGAGATGGTGATATTGCTTCCGCTCGGCGTAACTGTAACGCCCGTCCCCGCGACCAGGCTCACCGCTCCGGTTTCCCCGTTGAGCGATGATACGCCGCTTCCGCCGCTTGCCATACCTCGCTGAGTGTAGAAGTTGCTCCCGTCGCAGAATATCCGTACACCCTGATTCATCGTCAGAGCAAGGGAGGACGCGCCGTCGATCGTGGACACACCCGATCCGATATTGACCGTTCCCGCCCCCCGGTTCTCCACGTCGAGGAACCAAGACGCCCCCGCACTCGATGCCGATGGCAGGCCGGCCGTAACAGTGGAGGCGTTGGAGAAGGTGAGAAGCTTGCCGGAATCGCTTGTCGGGATGGGGTAGAGCGTTCCCGTCTGGATGTCCACCCCGCCACCACCGGAACCGCCCGAACCGTTGCTTGCGGCGGTGATGTGACCGCTCGCGTTCACCGTGATGTTCGCGGAGGTAAAGCTCCCCGCTGTCACCCCGGACGTAGCGTGGGAGATATTCGGGGTGGAGCCTCCGGAGGACACGACCGGAGTTGTCGCGGTAACGGAGGTTACACCACTACCGCCCGTCGCGGAGATGGTGATGTCACCCGCGACCGGCGAGTTATCTGTGATGGTGATCCCGGTTCCGGCGACCAGTGTTACCGCCGACGTAATGCCGTCCACGGACGGGACACCGGAACCGCCGCCACCCGAAACCGCAGCCCATGTACCGCCGCCCTCGCTTACGTAGAGGGTGTTCGTCGCGGTGTCCCATATGGCCGCGCCAAGAGGCGCGGCGAATGTAGGTGTGGCCGCAATAGTCTGAAACCCCCCGCCGACGATCTGGTTATGCCCGTCGTGCGATCCCGCGAGCAACAACTCGAACATGTTGCCGCCGGTCGACACCCCCGCCTCGTAAAGCTCGCCCTCAAGGAGCGGGACACCCACCGCGACGGAATACGGCCCGCGACGAGTGCGGATCGTGGTCCGGTCATACACCGGCGAAGCAAGGGGCGGGCGCGCCCAGAGGATGCCGGCGAAGGGTGTCGCCGGCTCACTCGAAACGACGGTAACATACGGTGGGAACATGTGCTTACTCTTCGATGATGAGGACTAAAGCCATCGTCTCGGCTTGGTTGCTTGTCATGCGGAGTCCAAGTTCGACCCCGCCTTTAACGATAATCTCCATCCCTTGAGGGAACGGATATATCAACGCTGCCTGCGGGTGAATCTCCCACGTCCGTAGAATCGTCCCGTAGGTCGGTTCGCTCGCGTAGGTGGTTTTGTAAACGCCTTGCGGCGTCTCCGCGAGATCGCCGTCAAGGGGGGATGCCGTGACGCTGGTAGTCCCGCCAACAGCATCGGCCGTGACGATGCCAAGCTCAATCTTGACAGGTGTATCCGTGTTGGTCGTGCCTTTCCCCGACACTTCTAGACCCCGGATTTTTAGACGCTGATTCGCGGGGGCTTTGACCGTGAAAAATGTCTTCGTAACCGACGTGACGGCGACTTCGCCGACGTTACATTGCAGAGGCAAAGCGGACATTGAAACTCCTTATTTACCAGTAGACTTCTAACCGGCTGAGATACAAACTGAAAGTGCCGACAGGGATCTCCACAAGCAAACCCCCTTGCGACCCACGGGGCGCGTTGCTGAAGCTCGGTACGGTGGGGGTCGTCCACGAGATAATCGGAAAGCTCTCGATATACGAGATTCGGGTTCCGGATGGATAATTGGGAGCGATGCTGTATTGGATCGGGTTCCCCGCCGTGAAGGTGGTATTAAAGAGAACGTCCATGTTCCGCCCCCCGAATAGAGCATTTTCACCCGCTATAGGTGGTTTCGGCTTGTTCCCCGCACCGGCGACCGTCGCGGGGATCGGCGGCAGGCTCGTGACGACCCCGAACGAATTGGAGGATGTCACCATGAGCCGATAAGCGGATGGGAACAGGATGCCGCTCGTCGAGACGACACCCCCCGGAGAGTTAACGAGAGGCCCGAACTCGGAGACCGCCACGCCGCACGCAAGGAAAGTCCCTTGCCATGTGATGTTCACCCCGATAAGAAGTTGCTTCACGTTGGGCAGGTCCGGGAATAGCGGATAACCGGAGGCGAGTATTAGCGTATTCCAGGATACCCCATCCCACGGAACCACTAGTGCAATGCCATCGTTGAACGCTTCACCGGGATTACCTCTGAATACCAGAGGCGAGACGGTGGGAAAGGTGATGTAGGGACCAGGTCCGTAGGTACCGATCTGTCCCGGTGAGTACAAGTCCATACTCATTTGCAACGCGGCCGGCAGATGGTTGGGTGGGTTCGGTATCACCAATCACTCCCCCCGTCGATAACACCCGGACCGTTAATCGTTCGCCCGATATTCACGTTCAGACCGCTCACAAACTGGTTGCCGATCCCGTCCGTCCCCGTTGCGCCCTTCCAATCTCCGACGTAGAGGTCTGTGGTTTGCAGGTACGCGATCCCGTTGAAGGGGTCGCCGAACGACGATCCCCCACCGAAGATGAAGTACCCGTTACCCAGAACAAGGGACGATCCCACACCCGCGAGAACACCGTAGGATTCGCTCGGATGGTCCACGAACGACGCCGGAGTGGTGTCCGTGTAATAAGGAGTGTGGTAGGAACAGATGACAACGGGCAGACCTCCGGGGTTAGCCCCCGCTATCGGATACACTCGGATCGGCGACCCCATCGGTAGGGGGAGGTTATCCCAGGGGTTGACGATCCAAGCATTCGCGGGGTCCGCCCCAACCGCTCTAGGGCACGGAGCGGAGTAGGAGAAGCAAGGCCATGCGGTCGCCCCCCCGATGGGCGTGGAGGTCAGGGACGTGATGACCGCAAACATCGGCTCCGGGGGGACAGCAGCGGGTAAGTAGTAACCGGACGTAGGCTCTCTCGCAAGGAGGTAGTATCCGGGCGGGAACTCCGATGTGGTGGCGTTCATCACCGTATAAACGTGATCCGTGTTGGTGATGTCCGAAATCGTCGGTGGGGTTGTGGTCCAATCCACTTTGACCATTACCGCCGTGCCGAGACTTGCTTTCAACGCCACCGTGGGGGCGGGGATCGCGGTGAGGATGTGGCCGAGAATTACATCCTGTCTCCCCGCTTGCGAGGGAAGTACATCCTGCGGCGTGTCAACCGGCATCCGCCCTTGCTCGTATGCCTGAAGCATCCGCCGGAGACGCACCACGTCGTTCGCATCGAAAGCGTATAACACGGAGTCTCCTAGTCGTTAAATAGCTGATACGACACGTTGACGGTTGCCGTGTCCGCTTTCGCCATGAACGCGATACCCGGAGTTAATCTCAGCAACGCGAACTCACCCGGTTTGAGGCGTCCGAAGGGGAGGAAACCGGATGCGTTTAATCCGTAATCCACGAAGTTAGTCGTGTCGAGGTTTTGAATCAGCAAGAACCCGTTCGTGGTGATGCTGGCGAACGAGTAGGCGGTTGCGGTGACGGGGACCGCGAGAATCTCCGCGTTAACCCCGATGGCATTCTGGTTGTACTGTCTTGTGAGCCGGTTCGAGGAAGCAAAGCCGCTCCCGTCACTCGGATTCGTGACGCTGAATGACAGGCTCGCGGTGATCTCATTCGCCATCATTGCACCTGTTGAAAATTCTGGGGTAGTTCGAGCGCAGCAAACGTGAGCCACGGGTAAGGCCGGACGGTTATAAACACCGGGGCAGCGCCGTCCGCTAATTTCTGACCGAAGCCGTCGAGTAGTCCGTCGCGCGGCTGGCCATCATCCGTGATGAACTTTTGCTTTGTCCACGGGAGGGAGGTTGACACCCGGAATCGGTAGTAGCTTCCCTTGTCGAGTAACTGAATGTCCCACGTCTTCCGCGCGTGGAATAAGTACGTAGCACGCAAGTAAGGGAAGATCGAGCCGTCCGGAAGCTGCTTGTTCTGCCTTTGACATGTGATGCTCTGACACTTCACCTGTCCGGGGCCGAACCCGAAAAAGACATCCGCGTTGACGGAGTCTTGGAAAAGCAACGCCGTCTCCGGGATCGGCGACAAGATCGATTCGTTCCTCGTCATTGTGATGAGGAGCGTTGATCTATCCATCATAGGGGGCGGAACGAAGATTTCACCCGCGCTAGACGCGAGCGGTTTAAACGCAACATCAATGATCGTCGCGGTCCCCGTGGAACCCGTCCAGGCCGTTCCGAGGGTGATATTCACCCCGTCCGTGATCGCCGATACCGTCGTGTTGAGGACTGTCTTCCCCGCGTATATGGTCACGGGATCGCCAACGGTGAAGAGGGCCGTCGCCGTAGTAGCAACGAGGGAGGAGCCGTGAGACACGCTCGCGGAGATGCCGGAGCCTTGAACCCCGTAGATCGGCACCTTCTCCGTTTGCCAGTGGGTTTCTAACTCCGGGATGGCCGCGAGCGGGTTGTCAAATTGCTCATCCTTTTCCTCTCCCGTACCTCCGCCATCGCTGTCCTTAGAGTCGTGTCCGCCCTCCTCCTTCGCGCCGTCCTTTTGCTCCGGGGTTGTGTAGACGCACGTAACTTCCCACTCCAACGCACCAGGTGCCATCCGTTGCGGGTCGATGGATCGACAGCGACAGTACGGGTGGAACTCCCCGCCGAACTGATAGGGGGTGAAGAGTCTCGGGAGGCCGATAGCGTTCGCTACCGTCATCGGCCCGTCGAGAACGCTGGTAGTTAACACACGGAACTTCCGCGTGATAGTGTGCTTGCCGCATTCAAAGCTCGCCACCGGACTACCCGGACGCTCTTGCGCGATGCCAATAATCCCCACTACATCACCGCTTTCTTGACGCCGGCCTTACCCGCCTTCTTCGCCTTCACCGCGTTCTCGATTGCGATTAACGCTTTCAACTGGTCGTTAGCGACCTTGAACATCTTGTCGCCGTTCTGCTTGGCTATGATGGAGAATGCCTCCGAAGAACCCCGCTCCACCGCCGCATTCTCCCGGTTCCCCTGGACTACTCCCGTCGAACCCGCCGCGTTGACGCCCATTGCCTTTTTCTTGTCATCCAGGAACTTCTTTTTCCTACTATCAAGCTCCTTTTGCTCCCGATCTACGCTCTCCCGTATGGAGGTCTCGATTGTCCCGGAGGATCGTTTCATGGAGGCTTTCACGTCTCGCACGGCCTTGTCCCAAGCCTTGTCGAACCCCCCAGAGAATCCCGTAGTGATTCCTTCGTACAACATGTCGCCGAAGGATCGGAAGAGTTGAGGCAAGACATCGGTGAAGACATGGAGAACAGCGTTCGCAAATTCCGTTATCCAGAGTTGAGCCTTCCGGAAGTACAGATGGACGTAGTCCGAGAAGTTCTTGAACGCGAACTCGACCCCGTGAGCAAAATCGATTATGTCCTCTCGGTACTTGTTCACCCACTTCAACGCGTCCGTGATCCCACCCGCGATCAACTTCACGAACGGAGCAATCGTGATCGCGGCGGTTCTCCCCAACCCCGTAAACGCGGCCTTCATATCGGTTATGGAGGCTTTCGCCTGCTCAACCTGCTCCGCGTTCGCACGGGACATGCCGAGACCTAAATCCCCGGCATCCCGCATTGCGGCCTTCAACCCATCGATCCCGCCCTTCGTTTGTCTCAGCATCATCTCCCCGGACTCTCCGAGGATAGCAACGGCCCGGTTCGCTCTGTCCGCTGGATCGGGGATGCGGTTCAGAGCTTCCGCGACGGACACGAACGCCTCGTCTACCCCCTGATCCTTCAACGCGGCGATGTCAACCCCGAGGTCTGCAAGCGCCCCGCGCATCACCACGCCACCGGCACCCGCTCGCGCGATACTACCTCTCAGCTTCTCCAAAGACCCCGCCACACCCTCGAAGCTGACGCCGGCCTTCTCCCCCGCGTGAGCCATCCCCGCCATTGCTTCCGTGCCGATCCCTAGCTTGTCCGCCGTCTTCGCAAGTGCGTCGATACCCTCCGTGGACGCCAGCCCGGAACCAACCCACGCCGCGCCAGCGCCGACAGTAGCAAGACCGAGGGCCGCGACAGCTGCGACAACGAGGCTTAATCCCGCCGTAGCAATCGTGGTTGCCGCGCCGAACGCACCCATCGCGGTTGTCGCCGAGAGGATGCCCGTCACGGAGGAGGAGAACGCCTTCCCTATCGCTCCGCCTAGGAATGCGGCCGGTTTCAACACGGTCGTTATCACCCCCACGCCCGGCATCGCCGCGAACGCGGCTTTCATCTTCTCGCCGATCTCCTTGAACTTCGAGGAAATCCCTTCCCCGTGCTTGTCCACATCGGCCCGGAGCTTCACCACCTTCCCGGTGGTCTTGTCCGCCGCCCCATCGATAGAGGCGGTGTTCCCACGAAGGTTGATGTCAAAATTCGCAACAATTGACATAGCTTATGTCCTCGTTGGGATCGATGCGAGCGTGTGATGGAGTGACGCGAGGAAGTCCTCGTCGGACTGCTCTTCCGGTGTCCGATACGGCATGAAGTCTTCCGCCGTCTTGAATGCTCCACCAGATCGATTCACGTTGTAAAACATGGACATCAACATCCCCCATTGGATGTCTTCACGGTCGATCCCGAGGCCGTGTTCCGCGTCGAACTGTTGCCAGTCGAGCCATTGCTTTGCGGTGAGAAGGGGGAAGAGGTAATCAGGATGGGGGAGGCCGAGACGCAAGCAAAGATGGAAGGCTTGCGTCTCGGCCGGACTTAGTTTTTTGGTTCTTGCTTCGTTTCGATCCCGGATGCCGTCAACACCGCGACCATCAACGCTTCCATCGCGGGGAGCGAGATATCGAGGCACGCTTCGACATCCTCCACGTTGGCGAACAACCTCGTCCCGTTGTCATCCGTGAGAGTACGCGAGAATACGTCATGCACGAAAGCAAGATTACTTGTGGACTCTTGCGAACCGTACTTCGTTTGAATCTCGACCAGTTCCTTCGAGGTCATCTCCTGGATGATCACATACGCATCCTCCCCATACTCCGGGAGCGGGTATTTCACCCGCTTGAGCCGGAGGGGGGAGGCAAACGATTCTCGACTAACACACCCCATAAACCCCCCTTAGAACCCTGGATTGCCGGACACGGAAATTGTCACGTCGGCCGTAATCATCGCGCCCTTTTTCCGGCTCACCTTGAACCCGGAGACGAGACCGACGAAGGACTTCTTTTGCTGCACTTCCGCGCCGATGATTGGGTACTCGATCTCCCATCCCGCGATTACGGATGACGCAAGCAGGCCGGTGAGGACTACGGTAGTAGCCGTATCGAGCGGATCGTATGCGATGGTGAAAGTCACTTCACCCGGATCAATCTGCGCGCCTCCCTTCGTGGTGAACTTATCACCGAGAAGCGAACTATCGAAGACGGTCGTCTTCGCGTCCGCGCCCTCAATGTGGTCCACGATGGAACCTAGAACCACATACGTAACGCCGCCGAGAGGATCGCAGGAGAGCGTAACGCCTAGGCCGACACGCTTTGTCAGAGACATATCAACTCCTTAATGAAGGATTCTTAACGTAAATGAGACGACGTGCAAGCCCTCATCGGTGTTCTGCTCGACCTTAGGCGTGTAGTCGTCTGCTTGATCGGACACGAAGGAAGCAAGGACTGAGGTAGCCCCCATGACACCTTGAAAGCCGTTGAGGAGACCGCCGGAGAACACCGGCTTGACGAGGGAGTCCGCGAGAGATTCAACGGCATCAATGTCTATCCCGTATATCTCGAAATCGTACTCCGTCTCCGCGATGGACGGGGAGCCGTCCAGGAGCAAATCTTGCGTGGAAGGACGGCGGACGAACATGATCGCGGGGTTTGTCGTGTAGTCCTCCGCGATCTTATTTTGCTCTATCGGAGACGTGATTGTCTCTTGGAGGTACGTCACAAGATCGATGTCGATTTGCATCAAGTCGCCCCGTTGAGGACACTGCTGAGTACCCGGATCGCCTCGTTCGTCGCAGGGGATCGCGTCTCATCCGCTGCGCGATTGAGGAACCTCTGAGCAGGTTGCCGCTTGCTACCGTAGTTCACGAACCCGCCGTAGTACACCGATCCCTCGTTGACGAGTCTCGCCATCGCCCCGACGTACTTCCGCGAGCGAGGTAACGCGCGAACCTTGATCGTCCGCACCATCCCGCCGGATCGCTTCGGAGCAAGAGCTTTTGCTTTCAACAGCACGACCTTTGCTCCGGCCCGCGTACCCTTCCGGAGACCTTCGCGGGTTGCCTTCTTGAGACGTTTGAGGGCTTCTTGAACTTCGTTCATACAATCCCCGTCTTTTGCTCCGTGCAAATCAGCGTCAGCCAGATGTTCCGTTCCTCGTGGTTCCAAATGCCGCCGATGTTGAAAGTCCGGCCGTTCCACTGAACCCGGCATTTTTCATCGATCCCCGCAAGATACCTCATCGTTATCATGTGGGAGGCCGTCGCAACCATCTGCCGAGCAACCTCCGCTTTCTTCCCCACGGAGGTAGCCGATTCGATGCTGGCATTCGGGGTTGCGAGCGTGGTCCATGAGTACACGGGCTGACCACGATCCCCCGTAGAGGTCACGGTCTTGCTCTGCACGGTAATCTTGTGCCGGAGACTCCCCGCACGAACGAAGATCGGTGTTACGGGCATCAGTCGTACTCCTTCGGAGAGCAGGAGCTAATCCATTGCTGGATGCCCCACGGAATCTTCGCCAGAGCAACCTCCGTCGTGGTCTCCCGGTGTTCCCACAGATGCGCGGCGAGCATCATGATCGCCTGTTTGATTCTCTGCGGGACGAGGTTCACCGCCGTCCATCCCGCCGTGAACGTCACTTGGACGGCTTGAAAAGCAAGGGGGGATGTCGCCGGCCAGACGTTGTACGGGGATGGTGCGAGCAACCCCGGCTCGGAGTAGGCGTCATACTGATAAAAGCTCGGATCGAGGGTCGTCAGTGGGAATGGCTGAGCAATCATGCTGATCGACGGATCAACGTATTGCACGACATCAACGGAAATCAACGGGGGAAACGGCAGGCGGAATATCCCGTACCGCCACGTCGGAGGGCGGGCGTCGTCAACCTGCCGTCCGGGGAACTGGTTGACCGTCATCAACCATTGCTGTTGAGCAATCACCCTCCGGCATGCCGTTTCGACGTACTCCCTCGCAGCAAGGATAAAGCCCGTCATGGTCGCCACGTCCGCATCTGTAGTGAGGATGCGGCAATGGGAGGTCATGTCCGCCAGGACTACGGGTTCCCAAGTTGGAGGGGTAAGCAGCTTGAGGCCGTAGCCTGGGGACATGGCCATTATTAATCCTCACTCTCAAGATATTCGCTATCCTCCATGACTTGCTTGTCCTCCGGGTCCGGTTGGGCCGGCAACCGTTTCGCGCGTGCGATCTTCTTCGGATCGGAGACTTGCACGGCCGAGGGTCCGCCCCAGGTCGTCTCCGTGACTTCCCTCCCGTCCTTCTCGACCTTCCTGCTGCTCCCCGCGACCATCTTCGCGGCGAGCATCTTCTTTCCAATCGAAGCGGGTACATCGTAGATGCCACCCGCATGCAGAATGTAATCCGGCCCGATGGCCGTACCGATCATCTCAATAATCACAGACAAACCCCCTCTTACTTGTAGTCACCCGCGACAAGCTGCCGCGAGACGAACGGAACGGGAAGGCCGATCACGGCGATGTAGTAGCCCGTGTGGGCCGCGTCGTTAATGACGATTGTGATTTGTCCAGCCGCGTTGGTCTGGACGTAGAACGCCTTGTTCGCGGAGTACGTTTGAAGCAAGGTTCCTTGCCCCGCCTTCACCGTCGTACTCACGCTTGGAGCCGTCGCCGTGATGTCGACACCGAAAGGCGAGTCGGACAGGATGACATCCAGATCGGCGGGTATGTTCGCCATCGCGTTGCCCGCGCCGTCGTTCAGCTGGATCGTGACATCACAACCCGCCACGGCATCCTGCGCGATGGTGAAAGCAACCCCCGCCGGCTCGATGATGCCGGAGTAGGTCTCCTGTCCCGCGTGGGTAATCAGGCTCCCCACGTCGAAGACCTCCTCCGACACAACCACAGCGCCGTTCAGCGTTACGCCGTCAGGCTGTTGCTTCCGATAGATCTTCGTCTGACCGCTGTAACTCGCGTCAGGTCCAATGGCCATGAATTAGCTCCTAAACCTGTCCGACAACACCCGTCGCGGTTAGCCCCGTGGACTTCACGCGACGGACTCGGACTTGGATTCGTTGACCGGCGACAGCCGCGTATGTGACCGTGGAACCGCCGAGAGTGACGACAGTAAGATTCCCCGCGACACCAACAACCAACTCCGTGAACGGCCCATTCGGATCGTCCACGGAGTCGCTCGGCGTCACGGCGAAAGCGTTATATTCGCCGGCCATGACTCCTCCTTAGCTCGACGTGCGAGAGGTCGAGGTCACGGCCGTCGTGGTGCCGGGGTAGGTCGTGGTAGTGACAGTCAGGGCCGCGTTCGCGTACTCCGGATCGATGGAGAGGAGCGTCTTACTGACCGTCGCGGGGTCGTCGGATTCGGGTTGTTTGTGGGAGCAAAACTGAGTCGCAACCACGCTGTCAATCACCGCGTTCGCCGTCCCACGGACCACGACGAAGCGGACGTACCTGAAGTTCGTCGGCTTCACGACCTCCAACACCAACACCTTGTTCGAGTCCGCATCGGCAGCGTTTGGCGTGACCGCGCCTGCGAGGTCCGCCATATCCGAACCGTTGGCGACGTTGCCAGCTTGCGCCTTCAAAGCCGTCGTCTGAGTCGCGGTGAGCGTGCCCAGGCAACATTCGCCAATCACACTCTCGAACCCCTGCATATCGAGGATCGTCGTGTTGATGGCCGACGTTCCCGCGACAACCGCGTTACTCACACGGGTCCGCTTGCTGGCCGTAACAATGTTCCGAGACATGTATTTACTCCATAAGAGGTAGGAGATAGCTGGGGCTATCTCCTACCGTGATTAGTTGCACTTGATCCGCGTGAAGGCCTCGGCGAGAACCGGCATACCATCCAACTCCATCCGAGCGATGAAGCCGGTTTGGTTCGCGGCCGCGTACAGTTCGACGAGCCGTTGGATTTGCATCTCCAGCGAGTCCACGATCCAGTAGAAGGACAAATCCCCGAACAAGCCGATGTACAACCCGGACGAAGCAACGTTGGGGTTGTACTCGGACATGTTCACCGGACGATCTAAGATCGTGTCCGCTTCCCCGCCGAGACCGCCCGGAACCCAGAGGTAATTGCCGTTACCGTCCTTCAACTGGCGGATCAATTGCAGGATATTCCGATGGAACAGCCACTCCGCCCGGTTCCAGTACTGGACCTTCTGGTTGTACTTCGCGGCGATCAAAGCATCGACCGTGATGCCGGTAGGATTGCCGGACAGCACATCTCGGCTTGTGTCGATGCCACGGTTACTCGCTGTGAAGAGACCGAGGGGCTGATTGCTCCCCGTCCCCGACATGAACGCCTTCTCTTCGCTCACCCCGAACTTGTAGCCGAGGCGGTCTCGGACCAGCCCTTCAGGACCACCGCCAGCAACAGAGCCGTCAGCGGAGAAGCCGCCCGTGACAGACGCCATGCGGAGCAAGCGATTGCTGACCTTCAACCGCTTCGCCAGCGGGTGAGGCGTCAACTCCCGCTTACCAAACGACATCGCGTTGTCTTCGTTGCCGGTGTCCAGTTCACTGGTCCAGTCGGCATCGCTGATGTCGTTGTCGAGGGACGGAGCGCCGAGAGACTGTGCGGCCTTGACGACGTACTTCGTGGCCTTCTGACGAATGAAAAGGTAGTTGTTCACGAACTTGATGAGCTTCGCAACAAATTCTTGCGGAGCCACCAGGTACCCGCCGACGATGTCGCTGTCCGCCTGGATCGCACGTTGAGCGAGCCGCGAGCCTAGTACCTTGTCACCATCGACCAGGTACTGATTAAACACCTGCCGGTATTCCGGGGTGGATCGGCGTTGACGAGTACGGTACTCTTGCTCCGTCTCGCCGGCCGCACGTTTGTTCGGGGGGAGGCCCGGTTGCGTCCGGCGCTTGACCGTCACTTTGTCGAGACGGTATCGCTTGCCCTTGAGGATGATGTACTTCCGCTTGCCAGACCGCTCGTCATCGTCATCGTCATCCTCATCGTCTTCATCGTCGCGATCTTCGTCCTCGTCTTCGTCTTCGTCTTCATCGTCGCGGTCCTCATCCTCCGTGTCCTCATCGTCGCGGTCCTCGTCGTCATCCTCCGCGTCGGCCATGCGCTCCAACGCACCGACCCGTTCGTGAAGCTCATCGACCTTCTTCATGGTCTCTTCCCAAGACCCCTTCTCGTCGGCTCGCATCGCGCGGCTCTCCTTCTCCGCGCCGTCTTGGATCTTCCGCGCCTCCGCGATGAGCTTCAGCCGCTCCGCGCGGAGGTCTTTAATCTGCTTCGCCTGATTCGCCGTTTTCGGCATGATTACCTCATGAATTACAGACACTCAGCCAATCGCAACCTCCGCCGGTAGCGATCTAATTCCTCTTGCCAATCAACCCCTTTTGCTCTCTCAATTGCTCTCTGTTCACCCGCAACCGGGAACGCCGTCCGGATACCCGCAGAGGTCTCTTGGTACGCGGGGGAAAACACGAACGAGACTTCGTAGAGGTCCGCCTTCAGGACGGTCCTATGACTCACCCCGTTCCGCTTCTCCCACTTGTCATCGATCACGTCGAAAATGAAGGACATCCCGCGTAGGTCTTTCCGCTGGATGGCGATTATCAGGTCCGCCGCGTATGAGTATCCCGCGATAGGGCATTCCACCCCGATCCCTCTCGCATCCGGGAGCAACGTCAGAGTGTTCGCGGAGAGCCGTCCGAGGAGACGGTTCGGATCGTGATCGACGGAGCAATAGACATCGCGGCCGGAAGCAAGGGAGGCGTCAAACGTGCCGGGGGCGATTTCCTCCCGGAACGATCCGTAGAGTAGCTCGCTCGGCTGGTTGTATTCCACTGCACGGCCAACAAGAGTCTTCCCCTCGTTCGTAGCTCGTACCTCTACCCGCGAGAACCGCCGTTCAATGGTTGGAGTCACAGCACACCTTTCTTCGGCGGTTCCGAGGCCTGCGGCTTGTAATCGGGAAGTCGCCGGACAAGAGCTTTCAGAGCGTCCCCGGAGATTCCGGGGACCATAGCGAGCAAAAGCTGTTCGGCATCCTGCGGGAATATCGGCGACATCGCGGATAGCAAATCCATTGCTTTCTTCACGTCATCCGGGTTAACCGGCTCACCGCGAGCACCGAGTACCTTCATCGTGGATGGGGCTAACCTCGCATCACCGATCTCCGGGGGGAGCGGGTTCTGCCCTTCACGTTTGAGGATTTGATTCAAAGTGAGCCATCCACCGTTCCGCCCCTTCGCGTAGGCGTCGTAGCGGCTGTTCGTCTCCATCATCTGGATATTGTGCGGGTCGTGACACACGAAGTACCGCATCTGATCCGGCCGGCCGAACAGCTTCCGACGATACTCCTGCGCCCATCGAATCAGCCACGGGCGGAGCGTGATAGCGAAGAACTCGATACCCTGTTGCTCGATGTTGCTGAACGTTGCGTGGGTTAGATCGCGGAGCAGGTGCGGGGGGATATTAAACCATCTGGCGACTTCGACTATCTGAAATAGCCGAGTCTCTAAGAACTGTGCGGTCTCCGGGGGGACACCAATCGGGTTATACTTCATCCCCTGTTCGAGAATAGCAATGCGGTGGGAGTTATCCGGACCACGATGGAGTAGCTCGAACGATTCGCGGAGGTTTTTCCGCGCGCGGTCGGTCATCTCTAGCTCTTCAGGGGACTCAAGAATTCCGCCGAGCGTGCAACCCCTGCCGAAGAACGCACCCCCGAATTTCTCCGCCGCAACGCCGAGGCCGATAGACTCCCGCGCCTGCTGAACGGTGGGGTAGCCCTTCATCCCATCGAATCCGAGGCCGGGGATGTGGACTACCTTCCACCAGGGGATTCGCCGATCCTCTTCCGCCGCGTACAGCGCGGTGAACTGGTAGTAGATTTCCCCCGTCGCCTCATCCCTCATCGGCTCAACTTGATTCGGCTGGATGATGTTGGCTTCGGTCGCAATGTCCTCCGGGGCTTCCTTATCCGTCTCGGCGTACCCGTTGCCCCAGATAAGCGCGTGGGCCGTTATCGTCTCATGGAAGACATACGGCGTCATCTCCTCGTTAGGAGATGTGAGGAGTAGCTTGTGAGCGGGAGTGCCTTCTGCCTCATAGTTACCATCCGCCCGCTTCTCGTATGGGATCGGCGGAAGGGCCGCGACGTTGGAGGAAATCACACTGACCGCCGCCCAGACAGCGGAGTAGTTCAGTGCGGTGTTTTCATCGACATCAACACCGGAGGCGGTTGGCTGGTTGCCGAGCATCGCAACAAGCGCGGGGTCGCGGAGAGGGATGCCGGCATACTTCGCCGCCCGCTTCGCTACCTTCCGAACTTGTTTCTGAAGCCAACCCATTACAGCGTTTGAACTCCCCTCTTGTCGTAAACACTCTTCTTCGGCGGTTCCTGCTTGATCGCGCGAGCAAGGGCCGTAATCGTCGCGGAGATACCGTCAATCTTGTCGGCGGACTTCTCTTTGCTCGGCTTGATGCAACCCGCCGCGTCCATCTCGATTGCAATGTTGGAGAACATCCAATCAAGGACAGGATTGCGGTTGTGTTCGATGAGGTTGTTAACGACTAGCTTCTCGAACTCTTTTGTCGCGGCGTTGATGCTGTAGTATCCCTGCCGGACGTACTCAACGTGGAATCCATCGCCCATGAGATCGGTAGCAAGGGAGGTTGCGTTCCACGGATCAAGTGCGATCTCAGGAACCCTAAACACATCCGCGAGAGCGTTTATGTCTGCTCGGATTACCCCGTAATCAACGGAGTTACCGGAGGTCAACTTAATCAACCCCATCGACGCCCAATGGTCGATCCTCTGGCGATTGCTCCGCTCTCTCCCTCTCAACGCGGCTTCGGGGCACCAGAAGAAAGGGAGAATGCGATACTTCAGCCCGACACGGAAGAGCAAGACCAGCGCGTTGATGTCCGTAGTAGTTGCAAGGTCCAACCCTGCCCAACACTTCAGCCCATGCAAGTCCCGCTCGGAGTATTCTGTCCCGCAAGAGTCCCACCGTTCCGACGAAATCCATCGGCTCTCGCTCTTCGTCCATTGATTTAACCTGTACCGTCTGAAGATGTTCTCCGTCGCGGCGTCCGCTCTCGCGGCATCCGCCGCCTCTTGCATCTCTCGCTTGTTGATCGTGATTCCGTAGGATGGGTTGACCTTCTTCCATGTCTCCTCGCTCCAAGGATCGTCCTTCTCTTCCGTTTCGTAGATCAACGGCAAGAGAGATATATCTACTGCCTTACTCTCTTGAACGTCCCTTGCTATCCGCCATTGCCGATAGCAAATACTTGTCCGATCAACTCCCGCCGTGGATATCCAAAAGAGTAAGGGTTGACGGCGAGAAGCGCCCGCGAAAGCAAGGACGTTCCACAGCTTATCATCGGGCTGAGCGTGCAGTTCGTCGAACAGCGTTCCGGAGGAGTTTGGCCCTTCCTTCGTGTACGCTTCCGCGCTCAACGCGGTGTACGTGGACCGCGTCTTCGCGTAGTCCATCTCCTTCACCGAGCGGCGGAGACGCACGCGACCTGATAGCGCATCCGATGCCTCGACCATGTTCGCGGATTCGTCGTAGATGATGGAGGCTTGCTTCTTCGATCCGGCCGCTACGTAGATCTCCGCGCCAGGCTCGCCGTCGCCACAGAGGAGGTACAGTCCGACACCCGATAGCAAGGTGGACTTGCCGTTTTTCTTCGGGACCGCAATCGCACACTTCCGAAACCGCCGCGTTCCGTCCGGCATCTTCCAACCGAAGAGCGGTTCAATTACCCGTTCCCATTGCCACGGGAGGAGGTCAAACTTCTTCCCCGCGAACTGCCCCTTGCTGTGTCGGAGGAATCTTTCAAAGAAGAACCTGACACGGTCCGCCGAAGCCTGATCGAAGTAACACCCAGCCTGAATTGCCGCCTCATCCGACCGATTGCGGATCAACCGCCCGTCAATTGAGCGATGATTGGAAGGACTCAAATTCATCCTCCTCAACCGTCTCGCTCCGGCTCACGTCGATCCGGCTTCTCGCAGCCGGCGAGAAGCCAAACTCGGCAGACATCCTACGAATCTCGCAAACTAACCCTTGAACGATCTTCATGAGGGGGTTCGCCTTCACCCCTTCCTTCGTGGGGACCGTGAAGCCTTGCGATTTAAGCTGTTCCATCGCATCCCGCCACTGTGCGAAGGTCTCGCAGTAGACGGCGAGCGTAGATTGGTCGAGGGGGGTGATGAGGTAGGATGCCGACAGTTCTGCAACTACCCTATCCCATTCCCCCCTCGCCACGACTGATAACCAGTCGGGAGCGCTCGGAGGGGTTGACCCTCCGATTACTCTGTCCCGGTCCTGTTCGAGAACCCGGAGACTTTCGGTTTTTGGTTTCCTGCCTCTCACGGCTGGCCCTTCAGTTTTGCTAGATGGGACTCCAGGAAATCAATGATTGGCCGCGTAGCAGGATCACCGGGTTGCGGGAGAGCCGGAGCCGGATTACCCAACACCTTCGCGTCAACTTGATCGGCCGCAGCGTTGAGCAGCGGGATGAATGGAGCCGCAGCAGGGAGGAGCTTCACAATCCCCGCATCGAGTGCGGCGTGATGCGTGGTTTGTGCGGCGGTGACAACGTGAGAGGCGAGCCGTTGGATCAACGGATTACCCAGCAACCCCGTGAGATGGGTCGAGAGACCACCCACAACCGGAGTGCCCCTCTTCGCCTTGATGAACGCGACGACCAGGAACACCAGAGCAAGGGCCGCGATGATCGAGAGGACCACGATCACGATTACAGGAGAAAGGCTTTTGAGCGCAACCATGAGAGTAGACCCCCGAAGATGATCGAAAACATAGACGCGACACCGAGACCAACACCAACGCCGACATGAACGCGAGACCAACCCGTATACTCGGTGTCCTCCGGGTTGTAGTCCGCCGAAATATCTCGTAGTTTCCCCGCGACTTCCTCAGCCGAATCAAATTCGTAGATCGTGGTAGCGGGAGCGTGTCCCGTAGCATCGGGAGCGGGTTGATAGATCACCGCGAAGCCGCTCGCCTGAAACTTCGTGTCCTCAC